GGCTTCGAGGCGGGGGCGCAGCGTGTGGGCGATCGGGTCTTCGGCGTTCACCAGCACGACCCCGGCGGGCTGCCACGGGGGTTCCGGGTCATCGGGGAACGGGGTGCCGCTGGAGACGCGGGCGGCGAGATCGAGGGTGACGGCGGTTTTGCCGAGCCCCGGATCGCCATCGAGGAGGGTGAGGAAGCCGAAGGGGATGCGGCGGCTCCAGAGCCACGTGACGGTCTCGGTGGCGACGGTGGTGAGGGGTGTCCACGGCGTCGGGCCGCTACCGTTCTGGTGGGCGTGGTCGGCGGCGCGAGCGGCGATCGAGTCGACGGCTTCGCGATCGTCGGCGGGGGTGGTGGGGTGTTCGGCGACGTTGGCGAGCCCGGCGGCGAGCTGGCGGAGCTGGCGGCGGCGGGCGAGGGCGACGGTGTGTTGGATGAGCGGGTCGGCGAGGAGATCTTCGGCGGCGAGGTAGGCGCCTGCGGCGAGGGAGCGGAAGGTCTGGATGCCGGCGCGTTCGAGGACGGCGGCGGCGGTGGAGACTTCCCCGGCGAGTTCCCCGGCGTTCGCGCCTGCGGCGAGGGCATCGAAGGCTTTGCGGTGATCGGGGTCGGCGAAGAGCAGGCGATCGAGGCGGTCGTCATGGATGCGGTGGGGGTGGCGGATGAGGACGCCGAGGAGCGCGAGCTCGGCGGCGGGATCGACCAAGGAAACGGGCGTTCGGGGCACGGATGGGGCCCTTACGGGTGCGGACGACCGGGTTTGAGGGGGGGAAACAACTCGTTCTGTTCGGTGTTGGCGAATTCCACGCCGCAGCGTTTACAGCGGATGAGATCGGTCGTGTCGGGCCAGCCGAAGCGATACTCGCGGTCGCGGGCGGGGTGTTTGCAGAGGCGCCCGGCGCCTGCGGAGCGGGTCATACCCTTGTTCCGGCGGCGTCCCATCATGGCGCCTTGGCAGCCTGGCGGCGGAGATTCGTGCGGATACGGCGCGCGTGTTCCGCGAACTCCTCCCACGTCGGCGTCTCATCGAGGGCGTAGATGCCCATGAGGACGGAGTTGACCGCTTGATCGAAGTCTTCCGCGATAGCTTCGTCGTAGTCCGCCCGCCAGTAGAACGGGCGGAGTCCCGTGAACTCGTCATCGGTGTAGGCGCCCCACGCGATGATCGGATCGCGCCAGACCCACCACTCGTCCGGTGCCTCGCACAGCGTCAGCCAGATGAGCGTGTCGCGCTGGCGATCGGCGGGAATGAAGTGGTGATAGCGTCTCATGACAGTGCCTCCCGGAGCTGTGTCGCGAGCCACGTGACGACGGGCACGGCCATGCCGTTGCCGATCAAGCGGTAGCGGATGGTGTCCGCGCGTCCGGCGGTCCAGTCGTCGGGCAGCCCTTGGAGCCGTTCGCATTCGAGGGGCAGGAGACGGCGGACGCCGGACTCCGCGACGCAGTTCCGGAGCCGGAAGTTGTTCGTCCCTTCGTGCGTGTAGGTCTTCCCTTCATGCGCCGAGACCGGATCGGCAACGAGGGTGCCGTTCGTGCAGGAGCTATCGGGGCCCTTGTACTCGCGCGCCGTGACGGGCTGCGCGATCAGGTGGTGGTGCTCGTCGCCGGACGGTCCGGTCGAGCCCTTCGCCATCTTCGCCGTCAGCGCCGTCACGACGTAGGTGCCGTGGTCGAGATCGGTCGTGCGGAGACCGCCTGCAGGGCCGCGACCAAGTGGGCGGGCAACGTCTTCCCCCGCCGGGCGGCACGGCGGAGCACTCCCGCGCACGCGCGGGGACTCAAGGAGTACCGGGGCGGGATCCGGTCCGGGGGCTCCAAGATGTCGGGCAAGGAGGAAGACACGGCGCCGGCGTTGGGGGACTCCGAACCATCGTGCGTCGAGCACGCGCCATGCGCCCACGTACCCGCTGTCCTCCAAGGCGACGAGCAGGGCACCGAAGTCGGCGCCGCCGCGAACGGAAAGGAGTCCTGGCACATTCTCCAAGAGCAGCCACGGCGGACGTACGAGACAGGCGAGCTGGAGGAGTCGGAAGACGAGGATCGAGCGGGTGCCGTCGAATCCGGCGCGGGGCCCGGCGATGGAGAGATCCTGACAGGGGAATCCGGCGACCCAACACTCGGCGGCGGGGATGTCTCCGGTGGCGACGTCCAGAATGTCAGCTGCGTCGGGGGGGCTGCCGAAGTGGTGGGCGTAGACGCGGCGGGCATCGGCGTCGCGTTCGCAACTCCAGACGCAGTCCCATCCGGCGCGGGTGAACGCGAGGCGGGCGCAGCCGATCCCGGCGAACCAGTCGATGACGCGCATCTCATGCGGCTCTCGCGCCGTACTCGAGCGCGGCGGCGACGGCGAGCATGACGGCGTCGGCGTGATCGAGGGTAATCTTGTGGAGGGGAAAGCGGCGCGTGGCGGCGAGCGCGACACTCGACTTGATCGCGGCTTTCGGCGTGCCGGTCGGGAAGCTCGGCAGCCCGACGGCGCTGCGCCACGCGTGCGGGCGGATCAGGCGGTACGGCAGCTGGCGGGCGGCGAGCAGCGCTTCCCACATCCCGGCGCCGTAGCCCGTCGAGAAGGACGACGTCACGCCCTGGCCGGGCCGCGCGCTCTGCTGCTCCAGATACGCCATCACGACCGGCGGCAGGAGCGTCAAGTGCTCGCTGATGAGATGGATGGCGTAGCGGCGGCGCTGTCCGACACGGACGGTGGGCGTCGCCATGACGGTGAGCTCATGGTGCCCGTCGGGGAAGACGTCGAGCACGGCGAACGCGCCCGTGACGCCGGGGTCGATGCCGAGATAGCGCATCATCCGGCGGCTCCATCGAGGGCGGCGGCGATCGGGAGGACGATGCGGACGAACTGCTCGCGGCGGGTGTGCGGCAGCCCGTGGAAGGTGCGAAGCAGCGTGGTGAAGGACGTCTCCAGCGCGGGCGGCGACGCCAAGGGGAGGGTGTTGGCGAGCTGGCAGAGGATGAGCGTGGTCGGGGAGAGCGGCGTCCCGAGATGCGAGAGGGCGATGCCGAGCGCGCGGGCGACCCCGAGCGCGTTGACGAAGTGGAGATCGACGTGTCCGCCGTGCTCGATGCGGGAGATGCACGACTGGCTCGTCCGCGCGTGATCGGCGAGCTCGACTTGGCTCCAGCCGAGCAGTCGGCGGGCCTCGCGGACTTCCTCGCCGAAGCGCGCGACGAGTCGCGTGTCGTCGTTCATCGCTTCACGATCTCTAGGACGATGCCGCCCGGCGTGGTGCTGCTCGCCTTCAGCCGCCGGACGTCCACGATGTCGTAGAGCCCGCCGGGGCCCGCGACCGCGATCGGCGTCTCGCCCCGGTGCGGGGACTCGCGGAGGCGGAGCCGCAGCAACGACGAGACGTGCGCCGCCAAGAGGGCGCGCGGGGACGAGCGATCCGCCATCTCATCTCCCTCGCAGCTGGCGGCGGACGCAGCGGCGGACGTGATCGGGATCGACGTCGGCCAGCGCGCAGGCGAGCTCAAGCGACACGGCGGCGCGCGGATGGACGGGCCCGAGAAAGAAGCGCAGCGCCTCCCGGTACGGTTTCGACCCGCGCGGGAGCCGGGTCAGGTCCTCCCATGCTTCGTGGAGGATCGCGGCCCCGAGCCGCGACAGCCCGGTCGTGCCCGTGCCGCCGATCTGCCGGGCGGACCACTGGACGGGTTCCACCGTCCCGAGGTTTTCCGGAATGGACAGCGGCGCCCCGGCGCGCATCATCCCACCTCGTTCAGCTTGAGCCCGCCCATCGGCCACCCCCCTCAAGGGGGGCGGCTGACACCCGCAGCCGTCCCCCTGTCGATGCCGGGATCAGGGAGGGCCGACCGGGGACGGTCGACGTCCCGACACCAACCCCACCACCCGCCCCTCCACGCCGCGTTGCAATGGAAATGCAATGACCCCCATTGCAACGGACGCCGAACTGCCAATCGGAGGTGGCATCGGGCTGCATCAGAACCCCGTGATTTCCTTGGGGACCGATGCAGCCCGGTGTCACGGAATGCAGGGGTATGGCACCCGAAATCGGCTTCGAAGCCTGACGCTCTATCCAACTGAGCTACGGGCGCAGAGGAAATCGCTGTGATTCTCGGAGCTTGCTGACGGCCACCTAGCATGCTACGCGCTCCGGCCCCCCGTTGCAATGGAATGCAATGGACGCGCTGCGTTGCGGCGCTCGGCGTCGAGTTCGGCGAGCCGCTCGCCTTCCACCCGCGCCCGTTCGAGGCGTTCGCGCAGCGCCTCGCGGTTCCGGAGGTTGTAGTGCTTGACCATGTGCTGCGTCTTCCAGCCGCCGAGGATCTGCGCGTCCTCGTAGGTGCCGCCCCCGGCGATGAAGTCGGTCGCGAAGGTGTTGCGGGAGTTGTGGAAGGTGTAGCCGCCGGCCTTGCGCCCGACGGGCAGCCCCGCCTGCACCATGGCCTTCGCCCACGCCTTCTTGAAGTCGCCGACACAGCCGTACTTCTTGGAGCGCTTCCGGCCCGGATGGCAGTAGCGTCCGTGGAACAGGTACGGACACCACGGGCGCTGCTCGCCGTCCGCCAGTAGCCGCTCGATGATCACCCACGCCCGCTCATCGAGGACGATCTCATGCGGCTCGTCGTTCTTGCACTCGTCGGGGGGCCACGTGAGGACGCGATGCGTGCGGTCGATCCACGTCCGCTCGGTCCGCGACAGCTGCCCCTTGCGGGTGCCGAAGAGCCGCGCGAAGTCGAGCAGCGTGACGACGTAGTCCGGCAGGTACTCCGAAAAGACCGCCTGCGCGGCGCCGGGGATGTATTTCCCCCGGATGCTCTTCGGCTTCTTGATCATCGGGACGTGGACGGCGCGAGCGATGTCCCCTGCCTTGGCGGCGAGGTTGAGCGCGAGCCGCAGCGTCTCGCACCGCCGGTTGATCGTGACGTCGCCGATCGCGGCCTTGCCGTCGAGCTTCTGCCACGCGACCTGCATCGCCTCGATGTGCTTGGTGCGGAGATCCTTGACCGGCATCGGACCGAGCACTGCCCGGAGCGCCGCCACCTTCGCGCGCTCGGTGCCGAGCGAGGCGTGGTGGTTCTTCTCATGGTAGCGGAGCACGCCATCGAGGATGTCGTTGACGAGGAGCCGGGCGCGCGTGACGGGCAACCCCTGCTCCGTGGCCGCGACGGCGAGGGCGCGCACCTTCCGCGCTTCGCTGAGCTTCGGCGTCTTCGCCGAGACGAAGACGGTCTGGCCCTCGCGGGTGGTGGTGTACCAGAGGTTCTTCCCGAGCTCGCCGGTCTTCGGGTTGCGGCGCCGGTAGAAGCCCGGCTCCACCTGCACGATGGTCTGTGCCATCACGCCTCCGGGAGCGGCGTCTTCAAGTACGCCTCCAGCGCCCGGCGGTAGACGTCGCGCATGGGCTTGCGCTCCTGGACGGCGCGAATCTTGATCGCCTGCCAGAGCGGCTTCGGGAGTCCGACGGTCGTCGGGATGCTGTCGTCCGGCGCCGTGCGCGCCTTGGATGTCTTCATGCATCAGTGTTTACCCGAAAACACTCGGAGCTAGCAAGTCCTCATCCGCCCGAGCACGTCGCAAGCCAGTGCTCCACCTTGCGCTTGCTCCATTCGACCTTCCCGCCCGTCACGTGCTGGCGTCGGCCGGGGATCCAGTCCGGCGGGCGGTGCCGGATCGTGGAGACCGAGAGGTTGATCAGCTTCGCCAGCGCCTTGATGTCGAGCCACTCATCGGGCCCCTCGTCGTCGGCGGGCCGTGCCGCGAGCAACGCGCGGCGCCGGGCGCTTGTCGTCAGCTGGAGTTCCAGCGCGGCGGCACTCACGTCCTCCAGCGCATCGAGATTCGTCTCGTCCGCCACGTCGGCGGTGACGCGCTGGAGCGTCTTCACGGCGCGGCTGATCGGTCGTCCGTTCCCCTCGCCGCCATCAGCCGACAACATAACGAGGGCGTACTAGCGAAGGACGGCAAGCTGTGTCAAGGTAGGTGCATCGGGTAGCAAGGCGGCTGGCGAGAGACGCACCAAACTACCCGAAACGACACGATATGACACGAAACGACGCGAGACGACACGTTTCGCCGCGCATCATTTGCGGCGGGTGCGCTCCAAGCGTCGCTCCAGCGCCCGGATGTGTTCCCGGCACGCCGCCATCTCGGTCGAGAGCATCTGATGTTCGCGAAGGAGTGCGCGCACAAGCTCCGAGTCCGTATTGCTGTGCAGTCGGGCGCGGTGACTTTGGATGTAGTCCAGCAACGCCTGATCGAGTCCGAGGGCGATGCGACGGATTACCCAAGTGCGGGTGGGGTTGTCGTGGCGATCCGTTCCTGGATTCTTCACGGGCCTTTTCTGCAGGAAACGTCTTGATTGGACAATTCGGCTCTTTCCCACTTGACACCCCGTATCACCAAGCGCAGAAGTACGCTCTTTCGCTGCAAGCTGTCGCAAGTTGTCGCACGGGACTACACCACAGAAGACTCCGGTCGTCCACACCCTCGCATACGTCTGCCGGACGGCCATCTGTCGGAGGATGATGTGATGATGAAGGTGACGCGGCGGCTGCGGGGGACGCGGAACGGTCGGGATCGGGGGCCCCCGATGGAGCGCAGGCGGGGAGCGCCCCTCACGCTGTCGTTCGAAGAGGCGGCGGGGGAGCTGCTCATGCGCCCGCGCACCCTCGTCACGTGGCTCAAGAAGACGCAGGCCACGTGTCTCGTTCGGGGACCGACCGGACGCCTCCGGCTCGACCGGAAAGGGTTCTACCGCTGGTGTCGGCGCATGGGATTCGAGAGCGCCATTGAACGAGGTGGAGTATGAGCATGGATGAGGCTCCGTGGCGTCGCGATACGTTGGGCGGCTCGGATGCGCCGGCGCTGGTCGGCGTCGATCCCTTCAAGACGGCCGGCGACATCTGGTGCGAGAAGACCGGGCGCTTGCCGGTCGTCCCGGATGAGGACGGGCCGATCGATCCGCGCAGTCTGGGGAAGGCGATCGGTCCGCTCCTCGTCGCGCATGCAGCGCGTGAACGCAGCTACGCGCCGGAAGTCTGGTATCAGCACCCGACCGCCCCGATGGCATGCAGCGTCGACGGGCTATGCGTCGATGACGGCATCCTGATCGAAGCGAAGACGACGGGGCTGCTCGGGCACGTCCCCGAGCAGTACGCCCACGCCTACGGCGACGACGGGACGGACGAGGTGCCGGAAGCCGTCCACGTCCAAGTCCATCACGACTTCGCCGTGCTCGCCGCGCAGCCGAACCTGCCGCCGATCCGCATGGCACTGGTGCCCGCCCTGATCGGGGGCCGGGGCATCCGCTGCTACCGGATCGAGCGCGACGACGCTCTCGTCGCCGAGCTCGTCTCGATGGAGACGGAATGGTGGGAGACCCACGTCGTGCGGGACCGCTGCCCGGCGGAAGATCCGCCATCGCTCCGGACGCTTCGCCACATGCTCCGACGGCCCGACGCGCCGCCGCGCGTGATCGACACGACGTTCGTCGGCGAGTGGCTCCAGGCGAAGGCGCTGCTCAAGCGGGCGACCGACAACGAGGAAACGATCCGGCGGATGATTCTCGCGGAGCTCGGTGACGCCGAAGTCGGCGAGTGCGATCTCGGGCGGCTGACCTACCGCCCGGTCCACCGCGCCGCCTACATGGTCGCCGCCAGCGTCTACCGCAGTCTCCGCTTCACGCAGACCCGCGAGCGAAAGGTGGCGTAGCCATGGAAGCCCCGACCGCAGACCGGAGTGTCGAAGTCATGGCGCCCGAGCCGAGCAACATCCCGGTGACGGCGCTGGAGGTGCTGAATCGGAGCGAGATCGACGTCGCCATCGCGACCGCCCGGCGCTTCCCCCGCTCCCTCGCCCTCTTCAAGCAGCAAGCGCTGTCGATGATCAAGCTCGATCAGCAGACCGCCGCCGAGATGTTCTACTCGATGCCCCGGAAGCAGCGCGGCACCGATGGGCAGTTCAAGCGGGTGAACATCGAGGGCCCGTCCGTCCGACTCGCCGAGGTGGCGCAGGTCGCGTGGCGGAACATGCGGGCGGGGGCCCGGATCATCGCCGAGACCGAGCGCGAGGTGGTCGCGCAGGGGTGGGCGCACGACGTCGAGTCGAACGTCGCCGTCATGACGGAGACCCGGCGCCGGATCGTGGATCGGGAGGGGCGGCGCTACTCCGACGACATGGTGATCACGACAGCCAACGCGGCGTGCTCGATCGCGATGCGGAATGCCATCTTCCGGGTCATCCCGCGGGCGTTCGTCAACCCGCTGGTGGACGCCGCGAAGAAGGTCGCGGCGGGCGATGCGAAGACGCTCGGGGACGGGCGACAGCGGGCGCTCGCAGCGTTCGCCGAGCTCGGCGTGTCGTCCGCCGCGATCTGCGACAAGCTCGAGCGGCGCGGCATCGAGGACATCGATCTCGAAGATCTGGGATTGCTCGCCGGACTGCTGACGGCTATCCGGGAGAACGAGACGACGGTCGCCGTGGAGTTCCCGCCCCCGCCCGGCGCCCCTGCCGACCATCCCA